TTATTGAGCCAGTATTTTACTCATATCATAGACCTGTGCAGACAGTTCCTGTTGGGATAAATGAGCATAAATATTGAGCGTAATTTTAATATCACTGTGACCCATTTGCATTTGTAGTGCTTTGACGTTGATATTATTTGCAACTTGAATTGATGCGAACGTATGGCGCAACCCGTGAACTGTAATTGTGGGTAAGTCTGTTTCACCTATCAAGGCTTCGAGCCAATGATTAGGTGTCATCACTGACATGATTTGGCCTTTCTGGTTGGTAAAGATAAGATCTTTAGCCCGCGGGATGACTACTAATGACTTGCGATACTTTTTAAGCCGGTCGATTGTTGAGCTATTTAGTGAAAGTGTGCGATAGGCATTTCTAGTTTTAGGCGTTGATATTATCTGATGGTTATCAATTGAACGGGAGATAGTTTTATTAATAGTTACCAGCCCATTCTTCAAATCAATATCAGACCATGTTAACGCAAGTGCTTCACCTTTCCGCATACCTGTGGTAGCAAGCAAATAAAACAGTGCACTACGGTCATATCGTGGTTGTGTTCTGTGTCCGTCGGTAGCATCAACAACTGATAGAAATGTAGCCAATTGCTCAGCAGTCCAAAAATTATCAGCTGCTTTATCCTTTGAATAGTCAACGGAAACTTTTGGAACGTCAACTAATTTCATTGGGTTATTAGTAATAACACCCATTTTTTGAGCTGTCCGGAAAATTAATGCTGCATATTGGGCTAGTTTATTAAATTGCTTAACGCTCTCACGCCACTTTAAAGCTTCTTCTTGGCACTTTTGCCATGTAATCGTATTAATCTTCATGCCACCGAAAGAAGGCGTTATATGGTGCTTAAAGATGCCCTCAACGCGATTCAAAGTACTTTCTTTTACGCCTAGTTTGTAAGTCTTTAGCCAAATTTCGTAAACTTCATCGAAAGTAGGATTATCCATAATAGCAGCCGGGTTGTTTTTACGCTGATCAAATTCAACTTTGGCGCGATCAAATGCTAACTTAGCAGCTTTACTACTGTTAAAACCTCCATGGTGATAGGTTTTAGTTTTGGTGTTACCATTAATATCAGTATATTTTCCAAGGTAGCCACGAACGTCATACACGCGTTTGCTACCAATCATTTTATGTGTAATTTTCATTTTATTTTTTCCTCCATATTGACTATGCGAGGGGCCAAATTATTGGAAAAAATATTGCACGCAACACCACCTTTCAGTAAAATAAAGTATGTAAAAGGAGTACATAATTAATGTATTCTGACGCAAGCACATCCCAAACTTTGGACGGTTAGGGGATGTGCTTTTTTTGCTACTCTAATTCCTGATTAACCATTGGCTTGATGTCTGAAATGATAATGTTTTCGTATTTAAACCACGCAAAGCCATTCCGGTCTTTACCTTGCTGTTCAATAGGGACATTATGGAAAAAATCATAGCAGCAAATAGCAGCTCTCGACAAAGTATGTTCTTTCCCACAGCGACATAGAACATGATTTTTCTTATCAATCACAGTAACTTTGATACTTGAGTCTTCTTTAAACGTTAGTTGCGCGCCAGCGGGGATACTGAGATATTGGAATGTTCTGTTTGGCCTTGATCCTATTTGGCGCTTGGATACAATATATGTTTTCCCAGTGATTAATGAATTATACTTTTCTGGTCGGATTAATTCAGCATTCGAATCATTAAAAATCAGTAGCTCAAATTCGGCTTTTACTTGGTTATATGTGGCTTTGAAAAATTCTTTAGAACTACTTTCACGTTTGTCGGATAAAGATCTATGCAAGATGCGTTCTGCTTTCTTATAGTTGTTTAGAAAGGCAGCAAATAGTAGTAAAGTAGGCTTTCCATCTGGAATACCCGTGTTGTTAAATTGCAAAAGCCGTTGCTTTAAATTTTTAGTTTGACCAACTTTTATATATCCAGGAAAAGACTTGTTCTCCAAAGCATATACAAAACCATAATCTTCATTTGACAATTCGACACTTCCTCTTGTTTTTCTGTAGCTCACATGTGCGGGGCTTAACGATTCCAGATTAACTGATTGTAAGATCTTAGTTGATTCTGAACATAGGGATGTGTTAAATAATCATCTTACGATAGTAACCGTACTTTTAGACCATGATGAGACATACTGTGCAATATGCCCAATTCTATTATGGTAAAGATCATCGTATCCTGTAGCGCCAATGATTGTAAAAGCAACATTTTTAGTGTTAGACATGGCAACTAATTTTCTTTTGGTTACCCCATAGATTATTGAATGAAAGGCATGTTCAACATCATTATTGAGCGCAGTTTTTGTACATTCTTTTAGGTAAAATTCTGAAAGGCTTTGAATAGTTGGCCCTTCCACGGAATCTTGTTGATTACGTTGGATTTTAGGCGTTGATTCATTAATAACATGAATAAAGTACAATGATTTATGGAGTGCATTAGCAATTTTTATGGCGTAATCGGTCACCTTGAAGGCACTAGCAGAATTATCGATTGCAACAAGTATTACGTTACCATTCTTCATTTTTAAGACCCCCTTCAATGTATTCTAACGGCAAAACACGTGACAGATGTCGGATTTACATGTAGGCAAAATAAAACATTATCATTTTTATTTAAAGGATCAGGCTTTTTTGAACTTTAGCCTGAAATAATTTTCATCAATTTTGAATAACTCAGATAAGTTGGAATTTTTATTAAAAATGACTTCATAATGATTAATTTGATTATTTCCATTAATACTATGAAATGATAAGTGGGCTCTGTAATAATTTGCTTGTGCTGGGTCTTCATAAATAATATATTTCCAAAAACTACGGTCTGGATAAGTTTTCCTGATTGTTCTGTTTAAAGTCAATTCTATTGGGATAATCTTTTCCATGAATGTGGCCTCCATTGGGTAATCAATAGTGCAAGTATGTGAGGTGGAAACTATTAGAAGTAAGGCTGAGACAAAATATTTGTCGCACAGCTTTAACATTGGATTTGAGAGGTGAACAAGCAGCTATTTTTGTTCCAGGCGCATAATTAAGTCATGTTTCAGTCCTTCTAACATACGATTATATTCATTGCTAGAATAGCTATCCTTTGATAGATGGAGAATGGCGTTCGATCTTACAAAGGTTGTTAAGTCACTAGCAATATTTTCTATTAGTTCGTATTTCGAAATATCTTTGTTCATAAGTATGCCTTCTTTCATTTTATTAATGCGAGCGGCAGGAGTTGAACCTGCATATCAGCCTAAGAAAGAATGGGCTTCAAGACTTGGGCTTTGTTCTACCGTTGAACTACACTCGCATAATCCATATCCCAAACCTTGGTCGGTTGAGGGGATACGGTTATTTTTTTGTTTAATTAGAGTAGCCAGAATCAGTCATTATTTGTTCGTAAACTTTCGATTGCCCTTTTGAGCCCTCGTCTTTAGGTGTAACCTTTTTGCTTAACACGTTTGCAGACATTCTGACCAGAGACTCAATATACTGTGAATCGTAAAGGTTCAAATCATTAGTAGATGTAGATGCTGGTAAACCGTCAATCGCCATGCTACGTGGAATGTGGTTATCGTAAGTTTCTGGAATACTTTTGATGATTTTGCACAAATTTTTACCAGCTTTTTCACCATCATAAACCTGCTTATCGGATGAGTGCTTAGACAGTTTTGATAGTGCTTTCCCATCCTTTGTTGCACGTTTTATAGTGTTATAATCACTTCGTTCAATATTAACACCACCATACATAGGTGCCGCATAAGAGAACCCAGCAAATGAACAAATAGATAGTAAAATGCCTACCCCAATAATGATCAAAGAAAACTTTTTAGATCTGTGTCTAATTGCTTGTACTATCAGATATATGATACCCACTCCGAGCACGATCCAAGTAAAAATGGAAAAGTATACCCAAAACATCATAATAAACTCCTCCAATGATATAATAATATTTGTAAATCAATATCATTGGTTACGACGTCTCACTGTTTGCGGCAGGGGGCGCTTTTTTTATTTAGAACATTAATTCGTAGAATTTATCTGGTAGACCATAGGCCATTTGTATTTCATTAAAGCTTTGTGGTCGGTCGCCATACTGTTCTTTGTATAGGGCAGTAAGTTCACTACATGCAAATAAATTAGCTTCACGTTCCATTTTGCCTTCCCAATTATTTCCAATGGTGTAGAGAGCGGCGCAGGACGTGTGATCTAATCCATGCTTCAATTCGTGAGCCATGACCACATATTTTTCTGGTACTTCTTGCAATTCATCTGACAAGCCAATGTACACATCACCGCTGCTTGCGGTCGTACATATCCCTTTGAGGTTGCCTAAACTAGCATATTCAACACGATAACCTAAACTGTCTGCAATGACAAAAGGATCGAAAGTTCCTAATTTATCGGCTAATTGATGAACTTGTAGATACAGTTTGTAACTGTTCATCAACAACACCTACTTTTTATTATCGTCATTCCGATGCTTTTGTTTATCTTCCCAGAACACACCTTCCAAGAAGGCACGTACCTTAATTTTTGTTTCGTCGTCCATGTCCATACCTTGAAATCCCATTGGCACATTTGATTTGAGCCATTTATCTAAGTCGATTTTGTCGTCCTCAGTTGCCCAGTCAGGACTGCTCTGGACTTCATTGCCTAAAAGGTAATCCACAGACACGTTGAAATAATTAGCAACCTTCTGAACCTTGTCTATTCCAGGTGATTTTTTCTTCCAGGTATAAAAGTAGTTTTCACCGAACCCAAGTTCAGTAGCAACCTGCTTTAAACTTTTTCCATGGGATTTTGATAATTCTTTTACTCGATCAAACATTGATGTATCAACCATCCTTTACAACGGACGAATAATAAATTATCCTAAAGTCTAATTTTATGTTTGACAAAATTATACTATCGGGTTATATTAATATCCGTAAGCTAATTCAATAACTAAACAGGCTATAGAAAAGAGTACCAATTAATCCTAGTTTTAAGCGTTCCCCAACGATTAACTAGTGTTAAACGGCTATATAATGGCTTCTTTAACTATGATTTGATTGTACTCTATAGTGTACAAAATGACAAGCAAATTATCATAAACACTCTATTGGTTATCAAATTGGCTTACATACATAAATGAAAGGAAGTGAATTAAATGCCAACAACATTAGCTGGACGGGAACTTATCAAGAAGTATATTGATGATCGTGAAATTAGCATTACAAGCTTGGCCGCTACATTTGGTGTAGGAAAGATGTACATGACGCAAGTATTGGCCGGAACCAGGAAGTCTGCAGCGGCGAACGAGCTAGTTTTGAAGATTATCGAGACTTTTAAAATTCGACCGCATGAAGGAGATGAATAAGAGATGACGGAAAAATTAGTTCTAAGAAAACAACATCTTAATGGCAATAATGGAACCAAGCCAATTTTCGTTGATGTCTCAATTCTTGATTCTATTCGTGAAATCAAAGAAGAAACCGGAATCCCAATGAGAAGAATTGTTGAACAGTTTCTATGTTATGCAATGAAGAATGTTCAGATTGTTGATGAGGAGGAAGGTGATCAGTAATGGATGGTGTCACATTGAATTTACCAAGTGAGTCCTTAGCACCAATCAAGCAAGAACTTACTCGTCTAATTACGGATGTGTTCAAGCAAATCGCTCAACGCGAAGCCTTACCTTATTGGATGAAGAAACAGGAGGCTCAGATTTATATGAATGTTAGTGACAAGACTTTAGATAAGTTCATTGTCGACGGGCTAAAAGTTTCCATTATTGACGGCACTCAACGGATTTCTAAAAAATCTGCTGATGAGTATTACGAAGATCACGAATTATAAATAGTCTATGCGAGGGGCCATTATTGGAGGTAATTAATAATGATTGAAGTAGCACTGATTACATGGGCGCTAACAGCATTATGGTTTAAGCGGCATGAAATTATTAGCTGGTTTGGAATTTAAAGGAGAAAACGAAAATGAGTAAAGAAACTGTAGAAATTAATGGTGTTAAGTTCGAGGTTGACATGGACACTGCTAAACGGATTGATACCTTCAAAGTTGGTGACAATGTTCGGTTGTTGGACAAACGGTACAATTCATCGGAAATTTACACTGGTGTGATTCTTGGGTTTTATAACTTTAAAGAATTACCGACTATTCAAGTTGCTTATTTTAAAGATAGTTTCAGTGGTGCAACCATTGATTTTGTGAATATCAATTCCAAAAGTGATGACTTCGAGTTACTACCATCAAACAAGTACGAAGCAGACTTTGACCGAGACACTGTAGTAGGTTCACTCAATCAGCAAATTGAATCAAAGACGGCCGAAGTGAAGTCTTTAGGGGCAAAGAAATCCTGGTTTCTAAAATATTACGGTAAATACTTTGTGAATGATAGCGAGGAAGATGCAAGTGAGGAAGGTTAATAATAAGCCGTTTGAAGAATGGCAAGCAAAACAAAATCCCTATAACCGGGCGCAACCAGTTACAGGGACAAGGTTAAAGAATAATCAAATAATTTTACAGGTTTATGGTACACCACGGGCGAACCTATGGCAACAACTGAAAGGAATGTTTACACATGAATAATTACAAATCACAAGCAAAACATTGGTATCGAAAGCTAATGAAAACACCAGTTGGATATGTATGTTTAGCTACTTACCGGTTCAAACAGTGGCAACATTACAAGAGCTTGGCACGGCAAACGGCATTGGATCATTTACGAGGTGAAGACCATGCGGACATTCAACCAGAAAACAATTAGTCCAGGTATGGCTTACTGTGAGTGTCTTGGATATCGGTACTTCTATGAAGACTCGACCCAGTTTCTAGCATGGCTAATGGGTGTGCTAAGCCCTGAAGCGGTATTAGATAAAATTGGTTTTCAAGAAAAGGTGCGTGAATAAATATGAAATTCAGATATACAGAAGAAGTTTTAAACAGTTCAAATTGGATAGATGGTAATGGTGAGGTTCATTGTCCGGAAGAAATGTCAAATGAATATCTACACAGCGTTTTGCGATACATCTATCGGTCACGTGACCGGTATTGGTTGAACTGCCGGCAAATTAATGTAATCGAAAATTTTGTGAATGGCGATGAGTTTTTCCATAAGGTTATTCGTACTTCAACTCTTTGGAAAACTATTATTAACCAGCTTAAAACCGAAAAAATTGGTTTTAATTTTGATTGGGAAACTGGTAGTCAAGAAACGTGCGAGTACTAGCTATGATTCCAGGATATGATGAATGGCTAGTGCCTCCGGAAGATGATGAGCGGCCTACTAAGGAAGAATTAATTGAATTAGGTGTGATTGGAGATGATGAAGAATGAACTTATACGAAATGGCGACAAACTATCGCGACTTAACCAACCGTGATGATCTGAACCCAGACACCATTGCTGATACGCTCGATGCGTTAACTGACTCGATGAACGTGAAAGTCGATAACATTGCAAGCTGGATCGATGAGAATGCTGCAGATATTGATTTCTTGGACAAGCGCATGAAATCACTACGGGAAGAAAAGCAACGGTTAAAGAACTTGAACGGCCGTCTAAACCATTACGTCGCGGACACACTTGATCAGGCTGAAATTAAGAAACTAACCACTGACCAACACATTGTTTCAGTTCGAAATTATCGTGCGTCCACGGTGGTGAGTGAACCGGATAAACTCACAGCTGATTTTGTAAAAGAAATTCACGAATACCAGCCGGATAAGGCGGCAATCTATAAAGCTTTGTCAGCTGGCAAGAACGTTCCCGGCGCCCATCTGGAACCGAATCGGAAGGCAGTTATTAAATAATGCAACACACAGTGCGGAAAGGGGTGATTAGGGATGTTTAAACTACGAGATTACCAGCAGGAAGCAGTGGATGCAGTTTATGATTCAACAATCCACGGGCATAAAGCCATTGTGGTTCAGTCCCCTCCCTCGAACCGGTAAAACAGTTTTAATGGCCGATATTGCACGCAGGGCAACGGCTAAAGGTAACCGGGTATTGTTTATCGTACACCGGAGGGAAATCCTAGAACAGGCTGAGGCCACGTTTAAGCAAGATGACGTTAACATGTCACTTTGCAAGATGGGTATGGTTCAGACCATTACTCGGCACATTGATGAGTTAACCAAACCAGCCATCATAATGATTGATGAAGCTCATCATGCACTGTCGAAGTCCTACCAGAGGATAATTCAAGCGTTCCCTGACGCGCTCAAATTGTTGTTCACTGCTACACCGTGGCGGATGGACGGCAAAGGACTAAACGTAATTGCTGATGACATTGTGCTAGGTAAACCTATCAGCCAGCTAATTGACCAAGGATTCCTAGCACCAGTTGATTATTACGCGCCATCCGAAATTGATGTAACACAGCTTAAAACTAAGCGCAATGGTGAGTTTGATGAAAAGAGTATTGATCAAGCCGTGAAGCCAAAAATCTATGGCAATGCAGTAAAACATTACTTGAAACTGGCACCAGGTAAGCAAGCTATTGCTTATGCGTACAACGTGGCGAGTGCCGAACGACTGGCGGATGCGTTCAACCGAGCTGGCATAATGGCACGGGCAGTCTCCGGTAAAACGGACCGGCGAACACGTGAGCAGATTGTGGCAAGTTATCGTGCTGGCAAGATTCAAGTGGTCACTAACGCCGAATTGTTTACAGAGGGCTTAGACTTGCCGAACGTCGACTGTGTAATCATGCTACGGCCAACACAGTCACTATCACTTTACTTGCAGTTTGCTATGCGATCAATGAACCCGAGGGCAGGCAAGCGGGCCATCATCATCGACCACGTCAATAACGTGGAAAGGTTTGGGTTGCCGACCATCGACCGGAATTGGATTCTAGGCGGACGTGATAAGCATTCGAAAAGTAGTAACGGTAGCCCGATTAAATCAGTTTCGGTTTGTCCGGAGTGCTTCGCGACGTTTTATCGCAAAGGTGAGACCTGTCCGTTTTGTGGGGCCGAGCTGGGCGAAGAAAAAATTATTGAGACCGACGAATCTATCAAGCTCAAAAAGATTGAAGCTAACAAGCGGTTGGCATTAGCGAAAGAGATTGCAGAGAACAATGCTGCTAAAGCAGTAGCCGATAAGTCGCCGGGCGAGTTAACCACGTACGCGGAGATTAAGGCATACGCCAAGTTGCACGGATATAAGCCCGGTTGGTCCTACTTCCAAGCCAAGATGAAAGGATTGATTAGAAAGTGAGTATTTTGCCAAAGAATGAACCCCATAAGCCCGCTGGAACCCCACGAAATTTCTTTATCTGGGGCCAAACAATGAGCGGTAAGAGTTACCTAGCTGAACATTTCCCAAATGTATTAGTCTTGAATACTGATGGAAATAGCGCCATGGGAACACGTCCAAGCATTCAATTACGAAACGTGCGCAACCCTGATGGCAGCTTAAAGAGTAGTGTCATTGACCAGCTTCAAGAAGTAATTTTGGAGTTAGGAACTACCCAAAACACGTACGAGACGGTGACGCTAGATGTTATCGATGATGTTTGCCAGCTGATTGAACAGGCAATTTGCCTAAAAGCGGGGGTCGAATCGTTAGCAGACATGGGGTATGGCCGAGGATATGCATTGTTCAATACTGTGCTTCAAAGTCTGGTAATGGATCTCAAGGCATTACCAATCAACGTCGTTTACATTAGTCGTGAGAATGACTTTACAGATGATGATGGTAATACCAAGACAGTTCCGTCACTCAAAACTAAGTATTACAACGTGGTCAACGGGAATTGTGACTTGGTTATCCATACTCAACACGTTGGCAAGAACTATTTACGAAACGTGACAGAAATTCGTCGCCGGTATAAAGCCAGTGAAATTAATGATTTAAAGATTCTCAGTATTTTGAAAGCTATTCCGAATGCATTAGCACCGGAAGTACAAACAACGAAAGCAGGTAAATAAGTATGAGCTTATTAGATATTGCAGCAAACACTTTAGATAACTTTGATCCAAAGAACGATTCAGTCAACGCAGGTAGTACAGGGTTACCAGATGGAGACTACTTAACTGCTGTGGAAAGCATCGAACATCGATCATTCGATTCAGGTTGGGATTGCTTACAGATCGTGTTCACGGTTCTTGATGGTGACCACGCTGGTGAAAAAGAGTACGATCGCATTAGTTTTGCCACTAAGAGTAAAGCAGGAAAGGCGATTCCAGATTTCATTCTTAGTCGGAGTATTAAGTTTGTCATCAAGCTAGGTTCGCTACTAGGCATTGAGATGAAGCCAGAATACTTTGCCAGTGAGAATGAAACTGACACACACGAAATGCTGGCTAATGTACTTGCACCAGAAAAAGGTAAGTCGGTGATTTTACATGTCAAGCATCGGCCGAACAAGAAGGATCCCGACAACCCCTACGTTGAATATGACTTAGATGCAACTGAACAGCCTGAAACTGCAGACATCACGGATGCAGACTTACCTGGCGACTTAGGTGGTGCGCCAATGCCAACAGACGCGGATGCACCATTACCAACAGATGCAGACGCACCAGCAGAACCAACAGATGAAGCACCGTTCTAAATTAATAATGCAGTGCCATTAGACCACCGTGCGGGTGTGATGCCCGTTAATTTACAGAAGGAGGCCGGTCATGCGTAATTTAGTTAATTATGCAGTTAGGTACGCCAAGGCCGGTTTCAGCGTCCTGCCAATGATTGGCAAGAAACCGATGATTAAGTTCGCTGACCAGCCCGCCTTGACCGTTGATCAGATTCAAAGCTATTGGCGGTCACATCCATACGCCCAATTAGCACTACGGACAACTAATTTTTTCGTGATTGATATCGATGAACACCCCGGCGGTGCGGATGGTTTTAAATCAATTGCTGATTATCCTAATCCTGAATACTTGCGTGAAACGCTATCGCAGAAGACGGCGGGTGGTGGCCGACAACTATTTTATTTAAAGCGTGATGATTGCACGATACAACAGCGTATTGATTGGTTACCAGGGGTCGATATTAAAGCTCACGTCAACAATTACGTGATGGTCGCACCCAGTGAGCGGAATGGTAAGGCGTATCAATGGGAGAATCACAATCCAATCGTGACGGCCCCACGTGAACTGGTTCAAGCAATTAATGCGAACCGTGACGGTACTGTCGACGTGTTCACAGACCTGAACATTGATTACACCGAGAAGTCAGGAACAGCCACGTTGTTTGAAACCATTGTCGACGGTTTGGGTGCCACCGGTGGCCGTAATAATGCATTGGCAAGTTTTGCCGGCGGATTGTTATTCCGGGGTGTTGATCCGCGAGCAGTTATCCAGCTAGGCTTACTGGCAAATGCAAATACAGACGATTCACTGACTCAGCGAGAAGCCAAGACAACGATTGAGTCGATGATTAAGAAAGAAATTAGACGAAGGGAGGCTAACCAGTGAGCGCAGAGGAAGAAGCGGACAAGCTACGCAAGTTAGAGGAACAGCAGAAAGTTGTACCGCTTAGAAATCGAATTAATTTTTTGGAAACGGCTAAGGGCGGTATTAAAGCAAATTCACTTGAAAATGTTTGTCTGATATTAGAGCACGATCCACTGCTTAAAGGCAAGTTCGCGTATAACGAATTTAGTTACGAAACTGAGTTCATGGAAGATTCAGCCGAGCTAATGTTGGAACATGGACCACTGCAAGATGAGTTCACACCAGCAGTACAACGGTACATCGAACGTAAGTATAAAGTCATGTTTACGCCAAAGTTAATTGATGCGGCAGTTACCGAAGTGTCACGACGTAACGTATTCAATCCAGTTATTAATTATCTGAACGAATGTTACAAAAAATGGGACGGCGTTACTAGGGTGGCTGACTTCTTGCCGGTCTATCTCGGCGTTGAAAAATCACCAGTGACAACATTACAGACCAAGCTATTCTTTGTCGGCGCAGTAGCCAAAGTATTGAGGCCAGAAACTAAATTTGATTTTGTTTTGGATTTAGTGGGTGGTCAAGGAACTGGTAAGACCACCTTGCTTAAGCGTATGTCAAATGGCTGGTATACCGACCAATTCACTGACTTTGAAAACAAAGACAACTATGGCAATATGATGCGGGCTTGGATCGTGAACGATGATGAAATGACCGCCACCAGCCATAGTAGCTTTGAAATCTTAAAGAAATTTATCAGTGCTGAAATTCTGGAGTACCGACCGGCCTATGGTCGCTATACCGTCCGGCGGTACAAGAACTTTGTTATGGCCCGGACGACCAACGAAGTGACTTACTTGAAGGATAAAACTGGTGAGCGGCGTTTTATGCCGGTGATGGTCAATTCAGCACTACAGAAGAAGTCACCGATTACTGACTTGCCGCAGGGAACGATTGATCAGTTATGGGGTGAGTTCGCAAGTTACTATCGCGACGGTTTTCGATTCGGATTAACGCAGGATCAGGAGCAGATGATGGCAGACAATCGTGAGCAATTTATGTACATCGACGCCGAAGAGGACGCGATTGAGCAATCACTAGCTCAAATCAAGGGTGATTTCGTTACGAGTTCCGAGATTGCATTCAAGATGGGTGTTCCGGATATTGTTAAAAATCGAAAATTAGCCAATAAAATTAAGTACGTCATGGACAATAAAAAGGAGTGGCACGCGACACAACGACGGATTAAGGGTGTTCCAAAACGTGGATACACCCGAGTGAAGTCAGAGTAGTCATAGTGTAGCAAGTATAGAGACTACGCCCGAGCCTTACGGCCCCAACGTATACATTAATATGTATACTCTACTTATATATATTTATATATATATATTATTTTATATAGGGTATAGGGAATAGGGGTACACGACGGTGTGTGTTGGAAAAGTTGAAAACAAGTGACTACATGACTACACCTCGGTTAACTCGTTGGGACATAAGGGATAAGACGTATTCGGTTAGTTTAAGTGTAGTCACTAATTGAGGTGACACAATGCGAGAGCAAGAAATACAAAATCAAATTCGGGTGGCCGTGTCGGCTGCCGATTGCACAATATTCCGTGCTAATGTCGGCAAAGTTGAAATGAAAAATGGTCGCTGGTTCGATACGGGACTGCCGCAAGGCTTTCCGGATTTATTCGGGTTTCGTCATTCGGACGGTTCGATATTTTTCATCGAGTGTAAAAACGAAACTGGTCGACCACGGGCTGATCAGATCAAATTTCATAAATTTTTGATGAAACAACACACGGTTCACGGGATTGCACGTAGCCCGGAAGATGCATTAAAGATTATTAATGAGGGGCTGGTTGGATATGGGTTTTCAAAACGGTAAGACGTACCGAGACTTATTTATTGAAATTAACGAGCGATATGGAATTCAAACTAGTACATCGCTACACGTTGATTTAGACAAAGTATTAAGCGATGAGAAATACCAAGAATGTTTAAAAGCTTATTCAGTTCTACCGGCAATATTTGCCGACACCTTTGGAGGTAATAATCATGATTGATATGAAAATTGGACAGTATCATCTGACTAGTGACAAATACGAAGTTAAGGTTAACAGGATGTCATTAGACAGTCAGGGCCACCCAGTAACTAGCTATGATGATAAGTCTGGCATCAATCGCCTAGTAGAAGCACCCCTAGCGCATTGTAAGAATGTCGAGGACGCATTGAACTGGCTTCGTGGGTATTTAATCCGGACCGGTAGTGAACGTATTACAACAGTGGATCAGTTAGCCAGAGAGAGTCGTAAAATTGAGCGGCAATTTGACACGTACATCAAAGAGCGTGTACCGGAAGGACTGTGAGTTATGCCTAAACACACTAAGAAACGTTCAACGATTAAACGAAAGCACCGGCGCATGAAGGAGCACGCCGAAGCAAATAAAGCTAAAGCACAGGATGGTAAGCAATTGGCCAATGAATATGAGCCGTACAACATTAATAAGCGGGCGTTCGGGGAGGATTGAAAATGCAGTATGAACAAGTAGCAATTACAGAACCTAAAGTTTTAGAAAGCACATTGGGCGTTCGAAATAATCATGATGGAACATATACAGTTACGGCAACTAAAAAGTTTACTAGAAAAAATGATTAAGTAGTAAGCATGTCGTTTACGAAAAACGGATTAGCAGCACTAACCGGTTATTTGAGAATTTTAACGGATAATGGAGATGGCGGCGATGATTAAGTTTAGAGCATGGGACAAGGAAACCAACAAGTATTTTGAGCCAACTTTTCAAGCCTATATGGGCAGGATTGAGGATTTAACAATTGCTTTAAGAGGCAGATTGCAAAAAAGAACCTGCAGAGGAATGGTGGATGAGTCTGTGTTCCCTGGTAGGTATGTTGTTGAACAGTTTACTGGCCTGACAGACGTGAACGGCAAGGAAATCTATGAAGGCGATATTCTAGCTACATCATCTATGATATATGGGGAAAACATTACTGACTATTTAAAAGTAGAATTGCGAGAGGACTACGCAGGATTCTATTGTGGTGAGAAGCCGTTATATGCTTGTTTAGGAGGATGGGACGCTGACATTAAGTTTTCACAAACATATTCTAAAATAGTCGGAAACGTGCACGAGAACCCGGAA